TTTTTATAATCACTCCATGAATTGAAACCAAGTTTTTTACAAACATTAGTCAAATTATGATAATTAAATTTTTCAAGAGGTATACTACCTTTACCCTTTCTTGGATTTTTATTGGAGTTTAGACTTCTCCATTCTTCAAAGTTTAGATTTTCATTTAAGTACTCAAGAGTTTGTTCAAATTTATAATCATTTTCTATACAATATTTCACCAGATCAAATACTTCTTGAGTGTACTCAATTGTCTGTCTGTCTGAATGATTTTTTCTTTGTTCTTCAGAATTTTCTCCCTGCCAACGAGACTCGTTAGCAAGATTACTCATCTCAATAAAATGAGACTTTGGTCTTTTTTTACCTCTATCTGAAGCACCTTTTCTTTGCTCGTCTCCCCACCCATCTTTAATTGCTTGAGAATAACTATTTCTAAATTCTGGATCTGTTTTTAGTTTTTCGATTAAAATATTGGATCCTTTTCTACTTATTTTACTTAGTTCATTTTTATCAAGAATTGAAAAATTTGCATTATTTCCGTGATAATAAAAATGATCTGCATTATTCATTCTTACAAGATTTTCAGGTGTGTTATCATATCGATTAAAATTCTTATGATGAATAGTTTTTTTATCAGACGATAAAAATTTCTCATTAAAGGTCCATTGGTTATCTAAATTATTAGCAGCTTTCCATTTTGAAACCATTCTATGAACATATTTCCAGTTTTTACTATCATTTTCATAAATCTGTTGATAAGTTAAATTTTTCTTTTTACTACAAATTTCTTTTTTTCTTGTATAAAAAGGAATCATTGAGTCTCCAATTTGTAGATCTTTTGCTTCTACCTTTCCCCTATTCCAAACTGGGAATTTATGATCTAATGTGCATACAATGGTTTTATCATTATCTAAAGTAATTTTCATTACTTTTTCATTTTTGCGAGTTACTCCAGACCAACTGATAAGTCCTGGTGCAAACTTGCCAGTATTTGGATCACAAGAATATGTCCAAAGTTTTTTTCCTTGATTGAACTCATCTGTAATTTGTGTTAAAGTTAAAGTTCTTCCATCTAATAGAGGAACTTTTGTATTCATATCTAAACAGGCATCATAGACTAATTTGTTACGATAACGACTCATAACCTCCTTGAGGTATTGCTCTGCCTTCACTTTAGGGAGATTACCAACATCAATATAAAAAATACGACGCTCCGGTGCTCTTGAGATTCGATAGATTACAAGAGAATCCTCAATCATTCTAAGTTGATTAAGTGCCTTAATTGATTTATGAAGATATGAAAGTACAGTTCCTTGATTCCTATCTACTAATCCAGAAGTGCAATAAGTAATAGAATCTTTTGCTATCTTTACCGCACCTTTTGAGGATGAACTAAGTGTACCTGATGGGTAGTTTGCACCTGGAGTATAAATGAAATATTCTTCTATTTCAGGATATGTGATTTGATTTGCATTAAAATTATTAAGTGCAGATAAATTTGGTCCCATATTATTATTCTTCTTTTTTTCCTGACGAATATGCTTCATTTGCATAGGATTAATATATCTCAATTCCTGAATACCTTCCTCAGGTTTTTTTACATCAATAACTTTCAGATAAAATAATCTACCATCAATATACCAATTTTTAAAAATTTCGTGAGACTTCTTATCGAAGTCCATAATTTCTTTGATATGCTTAAATTCTTCTCTTATAACTTTCTTAAGTTTATCACTGGCATTCAAGTTTGATAACTCTATTTCTACTGGAGAATCATATAAATCACTGACAATCGCCTCATTTACAACATCTTCAATTGCACCATCACATTCGGGGTGAAGTGACATCTCACGATATCTACGAATTAGGTCATATTCAGTTCTATAAACTCCTTCAATATCAATAGTTTGTCCATAAAAACCTGCTTGAATATAATGATCAACCCCGTCCTCATCATTAGGAGGAACGGGGGAGATTATAGATTTGGATTTTTTTTCATCATTCTCAATTGAAAAACCAAAAAGTTTCGCCATCTTATAAAGTATGCTTACCTGTTATAGTTTATTTAGTTGATATCTTCGCCACCAGCTGCAGGAGAATTACCCTTGACTGCTTCCCACCAGAGAACTTGCATTTCTACAGTAAACTCCTGAATAGCATCAGTTTCATATGCCAACTGAATTGGACTGATATTTGTTGGGAACAAATCATAAAAATGATATGCTCTCAGAGTTGAACCATCACGATCTAAGTGATAAACAAATGCATCTGCCTGATATAGTGCAGGATCCGTAACTCCAGTATTATCAGAAACACGGTTGATTACATTCATCCAGTTTTCAAATGCCGAACGAATGGCAAAATCAGTATCGTTAATAACGGTAATCGTCCAAGTCTCAAAAGTGCGGTCTCCTGCTAATTTTAGAGTTCTTCCTCTAAAGGCAACTTCTAATGGAGTTACCGTCGATCCTGGGAGTGCCGCAGTTTTGACTAAAAATCTAGACTTGTCTAGAACATTAGTGTCAGCAGGAGCAGATTCTGGGAAAGAAAGAACAACCTCAAAGAGGTTACTTCTAGCACCGCCACCAGACAGTTTACTCTTGAAGTCTGTAATCTTCCTTAAAGGAGGTGGATTTAATTGATTTCTGGTTGCCATAGTTTTTAACCTCTGTTAATTAAAAGTTGCCGATTACTTCTTCAAAATCAACACCAGTCTTGGTGGCAATAAAGGTAAGACCGATGAAGTTAATCGATCTTGCTGGTTTAATGTAGATGTCTGCTCTAAACTCATTAGCATCAATAACTGCTGCGGTGTTATTGGTTTCATCAGCAATTACAACATAATCAAAGATACCTCTTTTTGCCTGAACATCACGCAAGAATGGTTCGATTGTATTTACAAAATTAGTTCTTGTAATTTCATCGTTAAACTCAAACAGTACATCTTTAGCGGCACGAGAAATAGCATCCTCAAGGTAGATGAAGAGTCTACGAACGTTAATACGATCAAATGCCGAAGTTCTTCCTAATCCAGTCTTATCACCGAATAGAATGATACCTGCTCCTGGTGAGAAGATTATTGGATTGATTCTATTAGTGTAGAGACGATCTCTCTGAGACTTACTTGGCGTATAAGCAAGTTTGACTGCATTTAAGATAGAACCTCTTGCAGTTCCTGCTGGGGAATACCAAGGGAAATAATTAATATCATTACGAGCACACAGACCGGCAATATCACCATTTAGAGGGGCATATCTGTAGGTATTTGCAAATCTATCGTACATATACTTGTACCCAGAATCAAATACTGCATAAGATGAAGATGCTATGGGTGAGAAGAAACTAATTACATTATTTGTAATATCAATAGAGTCTCTAATCGTAACCTCAGTTTCTATGGTTGTATCAGTAAGAGCAGAACCTCTATATGGTGTAATAAAGGCAATTCCATCCTTTCTAAGTTCGGCAACCGAGATGATTTTATTTGCCAGTTCTTGTGCGGTTTCCTTTTGATAACTAGCAGATCCCATCAATAGGAAATCTACTTTAATTTCTTCAGTATTTTCAAATAAGGAATATCCGTCTTTCAATTCCGCTAAAGTTGCAGTGAGAGATCCTGAAGATGTGAGAGATGAAGTTCCATCATAATTTAAACCACCACTTAGAGTATAAGTATTAGAACCTGCAGTACCGAAAATAACATTTTCTGCTGGTTGATCCCATCCATTATCAGTTGTCAGATCGAACTGACCTGCATCAAATCCTGTTGTGGTAAGTCCAACTGGGGCACCACCAGCAAAGATGGTTGCGGAACCGGAGGCAATATACTTTCTCCAATAAGAAGTACTTCCGGCAGAAAACTCGGCATCAGTTGCCTTAGAAAGACCTAAATGCTTTTCAAGAATTGTTCCGGCATTACCAGTAACAGTTCCTAAATCATCAATAACTACAACGTGAACTTCATCAAATCTAGATCCTCTTGGTTCTGCGAATGCCGAAGTTCCTGGTGCTGGTGCTAGATTATTCCACTGAATGTTGGAGTTGGTGAGAGTAATATTTTGCTGACTAAACCAATCAATTTCAGATGTATAAGTTGTAGATCCAACTCCAGTACCGATATTATTTACAACATTAATAGAACCAGTTTCGGTGAAACAATAAGTTCCATCTTGCTGATAATCAACGATGGTTTCTGTACCTGCTGCCGATACGCGACTTAAAATCTTAACAAAAACATCTCTAGAACCGGTAGTGGTTGAAATTCCGGTGATAATTCCCTTCAAATATGAATCATCTAGAGATACTGAAGTTCCAGAGGTGGAATCCACTTTACCAATAAGTGATTGTGTTACTCCATATCCAACTTGAATAACCGGAACTCCAGCACTAGTTGAAACTCCACTCAAAATTTGATCTGCCTTGGAGTCAATAATTGCTACTTTAATTCCGTTTGCCCAAGAACCAGGATTTCTTGCCGCTACAGTAACACCAGTGATAGTATTTTCGTCGTATCCTAATTCTTCATAATGCTCTAAACTTTTAATTTTAACTAGAGCTGCAATCCCAACAAAAGCATTTTTGATGTTAGTATCATCTGCTCTTACAACCTGCAGTGAACCACCATAAGAAAGATAGGATGAGGCGACCATCCAACTTTCATATTGCTTATCTGTAGAGTAAGGTTCGCCAAAATTGTTCAGCAGATCATTTTCATTCTCCACTAAAGTTGGTGAATCTACAGGTCCCTTTGCGAAAGGTGCAACAATTGCCCCAATCTTATTGGAAGCTGGTTGGACTCTACCAGAGGTTAAATCAACTTCCCTTACTACGATTCCAGGAGATGCTAAATTTAGCGGCATCTTTATTCTCCGTATTATCCCGAATTATTCTAAAAGTATTTATAATTTCCTCGCCTTCAATATAATTATCTATAATCCCATTCACTTGACACATCCCCATATTCATCAACATTCCAAATTTCTTGTGTCTGTATTCCATTTTCTGAAGTGGCAAACATCCATCTGTCTCCAGTTTCTTGCTCTACAAATACTTCCATATCTTCTAATCCGTCTGAAATAAATCCGAATGGTGACATATCTTGATCTATTTGATTTTTTTGCTCCTCATAGATTCTTTTCCGAATATCATTATTTGTCATCTCCTTGAAATAATCCTGAGCAACTATCCAGGCAAAAATAACTAAACACATAACTAAGTCATCATTACATCCTTCCTCTGCTTCAAATGAGTTATGTTTTTGTGCAAATGTAGTAAGTTCACTAATAATATCATAGTCACTCACAAATAACTTATCATCTTCAATAAGTAATTTTAGGTTGGAACATCCTAATTTTTTAACCGCAGCCGTTGTTCTAACTCCAAGTTGAGATTTTTTACCACTAAATCCTGACCCCACTAATTGCCCTGCCCTACCTCGCATAGAACACATTAGGATATTATCATATTCCAAATCATAGTGAAGAATATTGGCAACCTGATCTCCAATATCATTAACCTCTATAAGCAACCAGGCATTATCATAACCTTTTGCAACCTCATTAATGATACTTGGAAATAGCATTGGTCTAATCTCATTATTTTTATATTTTGCAACAACTCTATAGGGAAACTCCGTAATATCGAAAACAACAAATGCAGAATAATCATTACCCATTCCACGAGCAACATCAACCGTAATTAAATAACTGTGATCTTCTATTGGATTTTCATAAACATCAAGACCTTTACTTTTCTTAATCGGATCATCATAGACTAATATTTTAAGTTTGCTTGGATTGATAAGTGTTCCTACCGACCCTAAAAACTCACAAAGGTGCTCTGCCCTAAACTGTTCTTCGCTAGTATTAGCAATTGTCTGGGTCTTCCATTCCTCATCTCTTCCCGGTACTTCAGACCAATGAACCTCTGTTGCTACAAATGAGTTCTTACCACGCTCAGCATCGTGCCACATACGGTAGAAGTGATTCATACCTTTTGGAGTTTGATGTCCTAAGAAATTATTATAAAGAACTGAGTGTGCCCATTTGTCTCCTTCAATGTCTGGAAGAGATACATCAAATACCTCTGCTTCTCCTTTTGTAATATCCTTAATTTTCAACCAAATTAAATCTTCTCTGACATTATCCTCAAAAAATTCAATTATTTTTTCATTTGTACATAGTTTTTCTTTTTGCGATAATAGAAGTTGTCTTGAATAATTTGAAAATCCTTTTTTTCTACCAGATGGTCTTGTAATACCACATTCTTTCAATACGAATGCTGAATTTGGTACAATATCAGTCACTCCACCAACTCTATTGGTGAATTTAATTAAAGAAATTCTTTCCTGTTTTCTACTTAAATTGAATCCAATTTGATTAAAGTATTCAAGTGCAAACTTTCCTGTAATTTCAATAGTATGATTAGTTGAACTGACTTTAACCCTTTTAGTCGGCGCAGAAGTTGTTGTATAAATTGATCCTAAAATGCCAATGTTTGCAAGTAATAATTGAACTTGTCGAATTAATTCTCTCGATGTTGATGTGTAATTTACTATTCCTTTTTTTGTAATCCCACCATCACCATCAAACATTCCTCTGAGTAAAGCAGTTATATTTTTTTTAGACCAAGAAAGAATTTTTTCTGGTAATACTTTTTCCTTTGCTTTTTTGGTGACATCAAATCCAAGTTCTTGTAAAAACCCAACAAGTTGCTTTGAATTTATTACATAGTGAACATTATCTATTTTTTTATAAGGAACATTTATTTTATCTAATGATTCTGATATATCATCACCACAACTAATAACAATCTGCCCACCTCTTATTTTATCTGTCTTCTTGTAAATAACATCTCTTGCATATCCTTCAGAAACATATAATCCCACAAAATATGCAATTTCTTCATTTACATAATCGCACGAAAATGCATTCGTACATTTTTCTTTTTCTGGTTGAAATCCAATATAATCATCATTACCAAAAACTTGGTGATTATATTTTATTGCAACATAATCACCAACCGACAATTCATTACTTTTAAAATAATCATACTTACCATCTTTAAATGACCATAACTTATGATTTTCTGAGCACTCTAGTGTTTCATATCTGGTTTTTATAATATTAGTTGGAGATTTTTTATTATTTACAATTATATCACTAGAATAAAATTTATCTTTACCCCTCACCTGATATTCTGGTACTATATACGCTCCAGATTTTTTCGAATCTATAAAACTTTCAATTTTTCGATATCCTTTATCCGTAAGTAGGTAGGTGTCTTTAGTAACACAGGATACAACAATAACTTTGGTGGACTTACCAGATGAAATTGTAGGATATACCGATGCGAAGAAATCGTCGGCAATATGATTTGGAACGAATGCAAATTCATCCAAGAAAATAATATTAAATGACATTCCTCGGACGGCAGACGCAGAAGTTGATGCTGCGATAATTTTCGATCCGTTTTCTAATTCTAATGAACCTTTATTCCAAGAAACAATACCCTGTTGCATCCATTTTGGAAGATTCTCATAAGATAGTTGTAGTCTACTCAATATTTCTCTTGAGGTTGATGCCTTGTTTGCCAGAATACCTACATTTACATTATCGTTGAATACGATATAATGTAATAAGTATGATACTACCGTTGTTGTGTTGTGTGTAGGAATAAATGTCCTTCCACATAAAAATAAATGGTCATCACTATCTACTTGAATACACGCAACTGGGACACTATCGACTTTTTCTATTTTTTGTATATAATGTCTTTTATTTTGCGGTCTACCCCTTCCACCAAAATTTATTAATTCTAACTTTCTTGGAAGATTAAAAACTTTTTCTTTACTGGCAAAACGAATAGTATAATACCAACACTGATTGATTGACTTTCTACTTACCCTGGACTTTATCCCCAATGAAGATATAAGTTCAACAACTTGAAGAATAAATTCATAATTTTTTTGATAAAACTCAAATGATTGAGTTTTAGTGATAGATCCATCACTATCCATCAATCCTCGCAATAATTCCATTCTTTGTTCTATGGATGCGCGAAGATATATTTGCGGAATGTGTTTATTTTTTAATAAGTTATTTTCTTTTAATTTTTGTAGCAATCCTCGACATTTAAATCTAATACAATTTCCATCTTCTCTCTCATGTTCAACGTCTATTCTAGTTTTGTAGAATTCATAATCATCTTTATGTGCTACTACTCTACCGGATGAAGAATATCCATCTCCCAACCAAATACCAAGAAGATATGGATCTATCGGTAACTCTCGCTTTTCTCCATTAATTGCTTTAGATAATTCAATATAAAGTGATCCTTCTACACCTTTACCTCTTTTATTTTTACTCTTCTTTAAATATCTTGAATATATTTCATTAGTATTGATAACCTTTTTTCCAGTTCTCCAATAAGAACTATTTACTTCCCACAAATGATCTGCATCCGCGACAATTTCTTCCCCGTTATCAAAAAATATTTTGTAACACTGGTGGTTAAACATAGTTTCCGTTTTGAATGTTACAGAAACTGGATTTCCATCAGGAGAAAGTATTTTATCCCCTACTTTAATATTTCCAATCGTTGTCCACCCGTCTGGTGCTGGTATTGGAGTGTCTAATGCTAATGCCTTACCAACTTGACGAGCCATCTTCGCTATATTAAACCTGTTCTTATGAAAGTTGTTGACCAACCTCTCCTGAAAAGGCCACATATTAAACTTAACAAGACCATCATCTACGTTGACAATCTTAATATATTTTTTGGCAAAATAAACAGGGTCTTCCTTACAAGTTAAGAACTCAATAATTTGTTCTTCGGTAAATTGTATTGGAGTATTTGCTCTCTTTAGATTTGGATTAGAGAGATAGGCATCACCTTGCTTTAATTGAATGTCTTGAATATCCATACTAACAATTCCACTTTCTCAAAGATAATGCTTTTCTTGTTGGACGACCTTTTTCATCTTTCATAGGACCAGGATTCCCGCCCATACGAGCACAGAATGATTTTCTACGCTTTGCATCCTTAGAACCGGGTTTTAATTTTGATGGTTTTGTTGTAACGGCAGTTTGTAATTTTGAACCTGGATTTTCTTTTCTGTATGAAGCAACTCCTTTAGCATTCAAACCACCCTCAGGATTTTTTCCTTCTTTTCTTTGCCATGCAGAGGATGCTTCGGACATAAATTCAGTAAATGACTTAATTTCTGGTTCATAGGAATCGGCAGTTTTGGCCATAGAAGATGAACTTGCCTTTAATGATGGGAGGTCAACGCCAACTAATTTTTTAACCATCTGTGATGGTAATTGGGACCTTTGTGATGGCGACATTGTATGTAATTTTTCTTGAGCAGAGGTTAATTTACTACTGCCAACCTCAAAGCTAGGACCTTCTCCAAGAATTCTACTTCCAATACCTTTTTTTGCCTTTAGTGGTTCTGGTTTCATAATATCAATAAACTCCACATAAGGATTTCCATTCGCATCTTCAACTGAAACTGATTCTTCAACACAATTTGGGACCATTTTCTTTCCCTTCTTCTTCATCCCAACTTGCTTATAACCTTTCCAACACGCTTCATCCATGGATCCTTGAACATCATGTTCTCCACTATCTAGATAATCAGCGGCGGCATCAATATAATCCGCCGCCTTAGTAATT